AAGCTAAGTGCGGCAAAGAAAGCTGGCATTGCTGATATTCAGGCAGCTATTCAGCTAAGTAAATCAAGTGGTCTTGGCATGGAGTCAACACTTGAGCCTCTACTTGCTGCTGCAACAGATCCAAACTCATCATTGATTGAGCAAGCTACTGCTGCCCAACAAGCATCACAGAGCATTGCTTCAAATATGAATGCCAAGTTCAAGATTGAAGAGCTTAATATGCAGCGTCAAGCAGCTTCAAGAGCAGGAGCAATGGATGCAGCAAAACTTCAAGCTATTGCTGATGAGAAGAATCAAAGAGACGCATTATCTAGTGCTATTGGGAATCCATTATTCCAAAGCGTTGTTTCACAACTACCAACTGAAATGTCAAAATCAATTTTGGCAAGTTCTGAAAATCTTACTCCATCTCAAAAGTTTGATTTGGCAAATTCACTTACGCAATTTGTTCCAAAACCTAAAAATATTACAGCTCCACGTGTTGAGACATTTGATACTCCACAAGGAAAAGTCCAATTACAGCATGATGAATCTACTGGAAAATGGATTCCAATTCAAGCTACTGGAGTTGATGGACAAGTTGGAGTTTCCCCTGCAACATCACTTCCACTTGTTAACCCTCCTGCTGGATATGAATCATATAGAACTCCATCTGGAGGAATTGGAGTGAGGCCACTAGAGGGAAGTCCAGATTATGTTAAGCAAGAGCAGGCAAGAGCCGCTGAAGAAGCACTGAAAGATCAAAGAGCAATTAGTGGAGCAACAGTAATTCAAGATGCTTCAAGAGCATTAGCAGAACTTAAAAATATCACTCAAGGAACTGGAATTATTGCAGCAAATGCCCGAGCAGCAGCTTCTGGGATTAAAGGGACTCCAGAATATAAGATATTAAATAATTATATTCCAACTATTGTTGCAAACATAACATTTGATAAACTTCAAGAATTAAGACAAAATTCACCAAGTCATTCATCTGGACTTGGATCACTAAATCAAGGAGAAGCCAGTTCATTGAGAGATTCTGCTGGAAAATTAAATGACATTAGTGATCCCGTACTTTTCGCTGAAAATTTAATTCGTGTTCAAACAAAATTCATTGATGCTGTTCATGGAACATCAGCACAACGCCAAAAACTTGTTGATGATGGCAAACTTAGTCGAGTGGAAAATCTTAAAATTGAATCACTTTATCCAGACATTCAGATGTCAGGTTCTGGACAAATGATACCAAGGAATATAACTCCAGCACCAGTATTTGTTCCCAGATCAGACGTTCAATCAATTATTGACAAATATAAATAAAACTTATGGCAGATAGTACAAATAGTAATCAGGCATTTGATGAAATTCAAAATACGATTGTCAAAGTTAATGGAAAACTAGAAGAAGCAAAAGCACAAAATGACATTGATGCTCAGAATGAATACTCTTCTGACTTACAATCTCTTATTGGAGAACTTCAAAGATTTCGAGTTGAGGGGCAAGCTATTGAGCAGAAATCACAAGACGCGTTAAAAAAAGAATTAGCAAGTCCAGACATCTTAAAGAAAGATATTGCAGTGTCATCTGCTGACATTTTGATGGGACAAGCTGGTGGAATGGGTGGAGCTATGCCACTTGGGCCTAAAATTCAGACTTATACTGATGCTAAAGTAGTCCCAATTCTCTCTCAAGTTCTTAATGCTCCAGAAGAAGCTATTGATGCCAAGAGTGGATTTCCACTTCTTGATCGTCTCTGGATTGGAATGGCTCCAACTGAAGGCGATAAGCAAAATTACCTAGTTCGTAAGTATGGGCAAGAAAACGTAACTCCAGTAAACATCGGAGGACAATCGAATTATGCCATTAAAACTGGTGATGGTAAAATCACATTGTTTGATGAAGTTGGACCAAGTGCAAAAGATATTGCAGATATTTCTGGTGAAGTAGTGCCAATGACTGCTGCTACTATTGCCGCAACAACAGCCGCAGGATCAACTGGAAATCCATTTTTTGTAGCTGCTGCTGCGAATGGAGCATACTTTGGTGCAACTGGAATTCAAGATGCACTTGTTCGTGAGAGAATGGGTGAGAGAATTCAGCCAATGGAAATTGCTGCTCGACGAGGATTTGAAAGTGGTATTGGGATGGCTACTGATTTAGTTACTGCTGGTACTGGTAGATTTATTACTCGTCGTCTAGGCAAAGGAGTCATCAACCAATATGGGAAAGCTATTGCTGATGCTGAGCAAGTTCTGAGGAGCAAAGGTATGAATGTAGAAACTCCATTTGCTGCTGAGTTTGGCCCATCAAAACTTGAAGCACAACAAAAATACGCAGGAAGAAATCCAAATAGTGGAGAATCAGTAAGACTTAACAAAAATCTTAATATCCTTTCTGATTATCAATCATCACTTACTCCTAATCCACAGACACCAGCAGCAACATTCGATAAGGTTATTGGCACTCTTCGCACTGAGTATGATGATTTAGTCAAAGCTGTTGAATCTGAAGATAAGAAAGCTGCTGCGATTATTCGCAAATCACTTGATGATAAACTTGCTGGAATTTCAAATTATCAGCAATGGAAAGATGAAGGGTTCCAGAAAGAACCTCTTGGTAACGCTCTTAATGCAATTTTGATTCAAGGAAAAGAACAAATAAATGAATTAAAGGGTAAAGCATTTAGACAATTTTATGATACTTCTAATAAAGCTGGTGCATTTATTGCTCCTAAAGAAGCATCAAAAACAATTAAAAAAGCCATTTCTGTATTTAAAGGAATTAAGACCAATTCTGAAGTTGATCGAATTGTTGGGATATTGGACGAAATGCACTCTTGTAAACTTAAAGCAGATAAACTTGAAAGACTTATCAATCAAGGCAAAGTAAAGCCAACAAAGGAAAATTTGAAAATTATTAAAAACCTCAGGAATGCTTCTGCTCCACTTGATGTGGAAGCATTGAATATGTATGTACAAACAATTAGTCAAGCAATTCCAGAAAAGGGAGCTATTGGCGGGAAAAACGCAGCTCAAGTCGCATCTGTTGCTGGAGGAGCTTTAACAAATTTGCGCGACTCAGTAATTGCCAAAAAGAAACTTGGAAAGCAATTTGCTGATGTTAATGCTCAATACGTAAATGATGTTTTGCTTTTTGAAAGGCAATCACCCGGTGCTATTCTGAAAGAAAGATTAGGAGATCCTGTCCTCACCCCATCACAAATGGTAGATAGAGTTGTTTCTGACCCTGCCCATGTTGACGATGTGTTGAGGGCTATTTCACTTGCTGATCCTAACCAAGTGCCCAAATTTAGAGAACAGCTCCAAAGGGCTTATCTTGATAAAATTGGCTTAACGGCTCGTAATGGCCCATCCGATAAGATTGACTTCAATCCAGAGATTATTCAAAAGTTATACGGAGTTGATGTCAATGGCGTACCCAATGCAAATTCTGGCAAGTTGATGGTTGGTAAGTTACAAGAACTTGAAGGTGCATTAAAAGATTCAAAACTCAATCTTTCAAATGTTAAGCCAGATGAGGTTGATGCGTTATTCAAATCATTAAGCCAGCAAGAAAGAGAAGGAGTTGTAAAATCAATTACATCTAGGCTTGCTTCTGAGAAACAAGCTGATTTAATGCTTGAAAATACTTTAATCAAACTTGCTAAAAAAGGAGAATGGACTAAAGTTGATAATGATGAGTTCGCAAGAGCGATGTTTAATGCTCCAATTCAAGATGTAAGAACTATTATAGGAAAGATGCCACAATCTGAAAGAATTTCTCTTAATGCTGATTTTGTTTCTCATCTATTTTCTCGCTATCCTAGTAATGGGCAAATGACCAAAAATGGTATTGAATTATGGAATGCTGATGCTTATTTAAATGATCTAAAGTCAGAAAAGGGAAAAGAACTACAAAAGAAAATTATTCTAGTTCTTGGTCAAGACTTCTTTGATACATTTACTGCTTCTTCAATAGTTCAATCTGCAAGTAAGATGCCAACATCAGCACAGCAATCTCAACTTGCTCAAATTAGTATGCGAAAAGGTGGCATTCCTGCAATGATATCTAAAATCTATGGTAGTACAGTTAACAAACTTATGGGTGCTGCCTACTCAACTGGTAGATTAAAGCCTTTTCTTAGATTTATTGAGAAAGATGTTGGATATGAAAAATCTGATGAAAATCTTAAACGATTATTTTATCCGCTTGTAACTACAAATCTTGGGATTCGCGCATTGACCCATCAAAGCAGAAATGATCCTAAATTTGCAGAAGCAAATCAAGCAATGCTTAACATGATTCCAAAAGAAGAGGAGAACTTTAAAAATACATACGAAAATCAATAACTATGAAGGCAAAACTAAAAGTAAAAACCAAGTCAATGAAACAAGTTGGCTATCTCCTTAGTAAGGCAAGTCCACTAACTTCAAAGGAACAGAACAAACTGAAAAAAGAGTTGCATTCTGGCAAGGTAAAGATTAAAAAAGCTAAATGACCGATGAGACTCAAACACAACCAACCGAGTACAAGAACATAAGGGAGGAGAAGTCTGCTTGGTTTCTTGAGATCAAGGAAAGAGCCAAGAATCTTCCAAGGGGTTCAGTTGAACACTATGCTCCAGCAGTTGCTGCACAAGCACTCTGGATGCTGGCTCAAGGCGCAAGGATTAAATCAATCTCAGAAAAGACTGGTTTAGGACATGAGACAATTCGGAAACTTGAATGGAGACATAATGACACGCTTGAGACAAAGCGTAAGGAATTTTCCATGCGTTATGCTATTGCCGCCCAAGAGTATACTGACTTGCTATTTGAAAAGGCTGAGCAATTATCCAATGATTCAGAAGCTCTATCTAAAATTTCTCCAGACAAACTGGCTCTTACTATCGGCATTATGACAGACAAAGCAGCTCAGTTGACTGGCATGGCTGGAATGGTCATCGAGCATCGCAAGGGAGCATCTATTGATGATGCAATGAAGATGATTGCTGAAACCAAAGCAAGGATTGCAGAACGGATTAAATCTCAAGCAATCGAAGCTGAAATTATTGAAGAATGATTTGGAAGCAACATCAGATTCTATCTCCTCCAAATGACGATGAGATTGCGCTTATGGAACCACAAGAGCTTGTGGATCTTCATAAGGCGTACCATGATGCCATTGATAATTCAGAGAAAGACCCATATCGCTTTGGATTTAGGCTTCCTCACTGGATCAAGGCTGAAGAACAACTTGATGAAGTAAATGAAATTCTTGCGTTAGGAGGGAATAGGTCAGGAAAAACTCAATGGGGTGCATTCTCTGTTGTTCGTGCAGCAGTTGAGAATCCAAAGTCTGAAATCTTTTGCTTCGCCCAAACCTCTGAAGTCTCGATCCGTCAGCAACAAAGCGCAGTTTACGATTGGCTTCCTGCTGAGATGAAGACAAAACAGACTTCGGCAAATGCTTATATCAGCTACACAAAGAAGAATGGATTCACGGACTCCTCATTGATCTTGCCGAATGGAAGTCAGATCATTTTCAAGACTTATTCACAGTATCAGAACAACCCAACTATCCTAGAAGGTGCTGAATTGGGAAGCAGAAACCCAACTTGGCACAATGTTGGAGTTTGGCTTGATGAGTATCTTCTTGGCCCAGAACTAATCAATACTCTCCGCTTCCGATTGGCTACTCGCAATGCCAAGATGTTAGTTACCTTCACACCTATTGATGGCTGGACAGAGGTAATCAAAGAATATCTTGATGGAGCAACTATTATTGAATCTCGCAAAGCTGAATTACTTAAAAAGGAGCTTGTTCCATATGTTCAGCGCAGCAAAAAGCGTAATGCTTCAATTCACTACTTCCACTCTCAAGACAATCCGTTCGGGGGTTATGAACGAATCAAGGAAACTCTCATAGGCAGATCGAGAGAGGAAATTCTTATTCGTGCTTACGGAGTTCCAGTAAAATCTCAAGCAACAAAGTTTCCCAAGTTCAATACTGCCGTCAATGTTATTTCTCCATACATGATTCCAGAAGAAGGAGTGACAAGGTATCATGTGATTGACCCTGCTGGAGCAAAGAACTGGTTCATGTGTTGGATTGCAGTTGATGCAAGCGGAACATTCTACGTTTACCGCGAATGGCCGGGAGTTGATGTTGGCGATTGGGCTGAATGGAAATCCGGGAAGTGGATTGGTGGCGAAGGAGCTAAGGGTCAAGGATACGGTATCAGAGATTATGCCGATTTGATTCTTGATCTTGAGGGCGACGAGGAGGTCTTTGAGCGTCTTATTGACCCAAGATTGGGAGCGGCACGTTATCAGGCCTCTGACGGGGCTTCCAGCATTATTGAAGACTTATCTGATGCTGGAATCGTTTGCATTCCAGCTCCCGGCATTGAAATTGATGACGGATTGCAAATTCTTATTGGCAAGATGTCATGGGATACGGCAAAACCAATGGACTCAGTCAATCGTCCCAGATTCTATGTCTCAAAAGATTGCGAAAACATTATTTCGGCATTATCTGAGTACACTGGAGAACAAGGCTTGAAAGAAGCGTGGAAAGATCCTATTGACGTTCTCCGATATGCAGCAGTTGCAGGAATAGATCATATTGACAATTCTGTCAGTTTGGTTACAACTCAGGGAGGTGGAGGTTATTAAACGAAAAAGAAAATGGAACAAAGCAAAGAAATAAAAGAACTAATTGAAAAGAGGAATCGTGAATACAGAAGGCTTCATCCTCTTACAAGTGACGAAAGACACAAGGAGATATTGGAAGCATCAAGCCACATAATACTAGGTGACTACAATCCAGATTCACAGTGGACGTTTACAGATGGCGAATCTCCGTTTGAGTGGTATGATGCTCAAGTCAAAGCGATAAACCATTTTGGTCATATTTTTTGCATAAATCCATTTTACAACAACTTCAATGAATTTACTCGAAACGGACAGCGTAGGCCACCTGACTCGCCTGATATTTTTTGGGGATGGGAGTTCAAGTCAACCGATGAGATGTTGGCAAGGCTAACTGGGTCGTGGCAACATTACTCAGATATGACGATTCGTACTATTAAATATCTAAAAGCCCAGTGTGGCGTTGAGTTCCCAAATGGTTGGGGTGACCAATTCATAAAAACAGTATGAGAAAAGTAGTTAAAAAACTAGGCCGCCATAAAAAGATGGATATGCCAGAAGAAATCACTGAAATTCAAGTTGATGAAGATATTTCTGAAGATCAAGTATTTGATAATATACTTGTATTGCGTAAATGTCCAAATCCAGATTTTGTCATTGGAAGGCTTGATGGCTTTGCAATCAATATCCGCTGTGGACGAAAGGCATCAAATAGGTTAATAGGAAAGCAGATTTCCATTAAGAAGTCAAAAGACGAAGAGATTTACCATTATTTACCATGAGCAAATACGAAGCAGAAGTCAGTGATGACTCACTAATTTACGCCGAAGAAGAGCCAGATATTAACATGCTGGCAATGGCTTATGATAATATCCTTATTGAATTGGATGAATACTTTCAAAGTTGTCAGCAGTCATATCAAGATCGACGTAATATCTGGGATGGTAAGTCTGATGATCTAAGAAAACATGGAGCAAATGCTTTCCCGTGGGAAGGTGCTAGTGACCAAGAAGTTAACATCGTTGGTGAGCGTATTGATATGTTTGTGTCAATTCTTGACCAAGCATTAAGCCGTAGTCACATCAAGGCATTCCCAACAAGCATGGCATCAATGCCAAGGGCTTCAATGGTTTCCTCGTTCTTAAAGTGGATGCGATCAAGCTACATCCCAAACTTCCGCAACGAAATGGAACTTGGGGCGAACTACTTGCTTGAGAAGGGAATCATGGTTTCCTATGTTGGATGGAAACGTGAGAAACGCACATTCCTACAAGAAGTATCACTAGATCAAATC